ACAAGACCAAGGAGCTTCAGCCCGTCGCTCCGGATGAGATCGACAAGTCTGAGCTGTACAACCGCACCTTCGAGGGTGCCAGCACGGACGGCGCTGAGCCTAAGTACATCCTGCAGAAGGACGAGCGCACCTTCTCGCTGTTCCCCATCCCGAAAGACACGGTCGCGAACGCCCTGACGATGCGCGTTGCCTACAAGCCGACCAGAACAACCACAACTGTTGATGATGTGTTGTTCGAGGACTACGCGGAAACGATCGCTCACGGTGCCAAAGCGCGGCTGTTTATGTCACCGGGAAAGACGTACACGAACCCGCAGCTTGCTGTTGCGGCGATGGATCAATTCGGTCGCGGCGTGAATACCGCCCGTCAGCGAGCCGTTCGAGGGCATGTGCGGTCTGACTTGTCCGTCCAGATGCGGAGACTCTAATGGCCTACAGCACTACTATCCCGCTGGTTGAGGGAGACACTCTCCCGATCCTGTACATGAACCTGAAGGACAGCAACGAGGCCGCCGTCGGCCAGACGCTGGACTCGACAAACCCGGCTACGTGGGCACCGATCAATCTGGCTGATGCGACTGTGCGGCTGAAGATCCGCGCTGTTGGCTCCAGCGCGATCAAGGCGACGATCACTGGGTCAGTCACTGACGCAGCCAACGGGCGTGTGGCATTTCAGTGGTCATCCGGTGCGCTCGATACCGCAGGCACTTACGAAGCAGAGGTCGAGGTCACTTACCTCAACGGCACCATCCAGACCGTGTACGACCTTCTGAAGCTGAAGGTCAGAGCTGACTTCTAATGATTCGCGCAATCTTCGAGGTTGCGAGTCCAAGCCCTAGCATCCAGATAGCCGAAGCTGCGGCGGATGTTTCGTACAAGAACGTCCGCGCCCAGAGTGACTGGGTAGCACTTGGGCTAGACCCTGAATATGTAGAGCTGAAGGGACAGCTGAGCTACGTCAACCTTGTTGGCGAGCTGAGGTACATCAACCTTCAGGCCGCGAATGTCTACGCAGATCCGACCCCGCCTGACCGCTGGGTCAACGACATTCAGATCACGGTCGATAGCGTATTCATTACCTTCGAGAAGGTTCCTGCAGACATCGTAACGACGTCTGACAGGCGGACGTTTGTCTTCTTTAAGGGCAACGCCGACAGCTTCTCGACCGTCGATTCCTCTAGGTTCAGCTTCGGCAAGAGATCGACTGACTCTCAGGCTGTATCCGATCAGATACAGTCGAAGGACTTCGGCAAGGGGCTGTCTGATCTTCAGGCCGCAGCTGATGCGGTTCAGAAAAGCATGTCGCTTGCGAAGGCTGACTTCTTTTCGGCTAATGACACAAGTCGCTACAACCTATCGAAGCCGCTGAGCGATGACTTCTCTACGCTAGACAGCAGCGTATTCACATTCTTTGCTGCAAAGGATGATTCTGTATCTACATCAGATACAACGTCTAGCTTCTTCAGCAAGCTGCTTGCAGATGTTGCGCTTGCAGATGACAGGTTCAGCATTGAAGACGAGCTGCAGCAGACAATCGGAAAATCTCTTTCTGATTCGTTTGATGTCTCAGACTCGCTGTCTTATGCCGTAAACTTCAACAGAAGCTTTTCGGAAACTGAGTACGTTATCGACTCCCAGAACCTTTCGTTCTTCAAGGGTCTTAGCGACTCTAAATCAACATCAGACTCCGGCGCTTTGCGGATGACCGACTATGCGGACATCTCCTATTTCGCCGAAGACTATGTCGGCGTTTCACGCACTTTCTAAAACTGAGGTTCAGTAAATGAAACTTGTAGAAGACATCAAGGCCACCGGCAAGCTTCAGATCCGGCTGTTCGACGAGAACGGCGGTTTGAAGGAAGAGCTGGAGTTCAACAACCTCGTCGTCACTGTCGGCAAGGACTTCATCGCTTCGCGCATGGTTGGAACCGCCTCTGCCGTTATGAGCCACATGGCGATCGGCGAAGGCTCAACCAGCCCTGTCGTTGGCAACACGACGCTTGGCAACGAACTTGGCCGCGTTGCGCTTACGAGCGGCACGGCGAGCGGCTCTGTTGTGACGTACTTCGCGACCTTCGGTGCAGGCACTGGCACTGGCCCCATCACTGAGGCCGGCGTGTTCAATGCTGGCGCTGCTGGGACTATGCTTTGCCGCACTACGTTTGCGGTTGTGAACAAAGGCGCAGCCGACAGCATGGCGGTGACTTGGACTGTAACGATCTCCTAATAGGGGCAAGGCATGTCGAATCTTACGACTCGCGCAGGAAAGGGAAGTCCACTCACCAACAATGAGCTGGACGCCAACTTCACCAATCTCAATGCGGACAAGGTTGAGATCGGTGGAGATCTTTCTGGCACCCCAACTGCGCCCATCGTTACCAAGGTTCAGGGCCAGAGCTTCTCGTCCGCCGCAGCTAATGTCGGCGAGAAGCTGGTCTGGAACGGTACTGCATGGGCACCCGCAACAGATCCCAGCGGGGAACCTATCGGTCATGCCGATAAGAGCGAGTCGTCGATCAGCTTCAACGCGGGGACTCGTACGTTCACGATCTCCCCTGTCAGCGCGTCGTTTGTCGTTTGGTGCAAGGGCGTAAAGCATACCTATACGTCCGCTCAAACCGTTGTCATCCCGAACACCACCGGCCTGCATTTCATTTACTTCAATGCGTCTGGCGTTCTCTCGACGCAGATGACCTACTTCACTTGGGAAGAGCATGCGCCTACAGCGTATATCTACTGGAATGCGACCACTCAGCAGGCGGTTTACTTCGGCGACGAGCGGCACGGCATCACGCTTGATTGGCAGACTCATGAGTACCTTCACCGTACTCGCGGTGCTGCAATTGCCAACGGGTTTGGCGCGAGCGGGTACACGACGACTGGCACTGGCGCGACTGATGCGGATGCGCAAATCGACATCGGCGGCGGCACGTTCTTCGACGAAGACATGCAGGTCGATATCGTCTCGACTAATACGCCTGTTGCAGGTACGTGGCAGCAGGATCTGTCTGGCCCTGCTCGCATTCCTGTTATGTATCTTAGCGGTGCTGCTTGGGTTATAGATTCGCCGACGAACTTCCCGTTTAAGGTTGTCTCAAGCGTCCCGCAGTACAACTTGCTTAGCGGTAGTACGTGGTCAACTGCTAGTGTCACCAATAACAGCTATTTCGTCTCGTGGATTCTTGCTACTAATAATCTGACATACCCCGTTATCTCGATCATTAGCCAGGCTCCGACTAATCAGTTGTCGGTTGCTGAGGCGATGACTTTTGAGGGGCTTAACCTCAACGGCTTCCCGTCAGTTGAGTTTCGCCCTCTGTACAAGGTTATCTACCAGTACAAGGACGGTTTCGCAAACAGCGTTAAGTCGAGCACTATAGCGGTCTACGACCTGCGTAGTATTTCGTCTGCTGGGGTCGCTGCTGCCCTCGTTCAGGATCACGGAAACCTTTCCGGCTTGGGCGATGACGATCACGCCCAGTACCTACATGTATCAGAGGTTCGCACTCCAAGTCAGGCGGTTAAGAACAGCCTGCTCCCTTCGCAGACTGGTAACAGCGGCAAGTACTTGTCAACGAACGGTACTGACCCTGTATGGGAACCAATTCCGTCCGGTTCCTTAGATTTTACCGGTGATGTAACTGGCAGCGGTAACACAGGGTCTAGCGTTTCTTTGACCCTTGCTGCTAGCGGCGTAGTTGCCGGGCAGTACACCAAAGTTACCGTAGACTCAAAGGGTCGCGTAACTGCTGGCGCGTCGTTAGCTAGTGCGGATGTCACCACCGCCCTCGGCTACACGCCCTACAACAGCACGAATCCGAGCGGCTACATCACTAGCTCTGCGTTGAGCAGCTACCTGCCGTTAAGCGGCGGGACGCTTACCGGGACAGTCACTGTCGGAACCACCGGGGCTTCGTCTCAAACCAGAGCATTGCGGATAGTTCCAACTGGAACCAATCCATCATCGTTTGGTAGTTACACAGGGTCATGGCGATCTACGCTTGAGATATGGGACAACGCCGCGACGCGCATGATTTTCTTTGCGCCGCCTGACGGGACTAACTACAACTACGGGATTATTAAAGCCACCGATGCCGGTCTAAAAATTGATGTAGGCTCTGCTGGCGGCACAAATGCAATTTCTATTGAGACGAGCGGCATTGTTAATGCGCCACAGGGATTGCAGTCTGGTGGAAATGCGGTACTTCATTCCGGTAACTACACCAGCGGCTACTTCAAGACCATCAACGGCACGGCTATTACCGGCACTGGTGATATCACTGTAAGCGGGTCTGACCCGACGAAGTTGCCGCTGACTGGCGGCCAGCTCACGGGTCAAGTAGAGTTTCGCTCCGCGAACCAGCTAACTTTTAGCGACGGCGCTAATACCATGCGCGGGTTCATAAAGAGCCTCGCCAACACCGGCACAGGCGCTGCCGGTCTTGTCATTGCAACGTCCGGTGGAGAGTCCATCGTATTTAAGGATGGCAACGCGGACTCCGGTGACATTAACTTTGTCATCCGTGGCGACGGGGTGCTGCTCCAAGGCGGCTCCAATACTTTGCTCCACGCCGGTAACTACACATCGTACTCGCCGTCTCTAACGGGCAGCGGCGCATCTGGTACGTGGGGAATCTCGATCACCGGTAACGCGGCTACTGCTACTAGCGCAGACCAGATTGACGGCTGGGCGTTCCGCAACACCGGGTCAAATAGCGGTGTTAACGCCGATACGATCGACAGCAATGGCATCACGTATTACACCGGAGGCGTCACAAACTTCTCCGGAAACGCTACAGACGGAGCCTTGTATTCTCAAAGGTTCAACTCTGATTGGCAGCACCAAATCGCTGGTGATTACCGCTCAGGACAGATCGCTATTCGAGGCAAAAACCTCGGCACATGGCAGTCATGGCGGACAGTTCTCGATAGCTCCAACTACAGCAGCTACGCCCTCCCCTTGAGTGGTGGCACGGTCAGCGGTAACACGACATTCACAACCTCGCTTACAGCGAATACGGGCATCACAGTCAACGCGGCGTCCGGCGCTGGTTACGGAATAAACCTGTATAGCGGCAGTTCATTACAGCCAACCTACGGTCTCTACTTCGCGCAGACCGCCAATTTCGGAACATACGGCGCTGTATCTGCTGACTGGGCGACATACTTCACGATGAACTCCACCGCGAATCGCGGCTGGATATTCAGAGAGGTTGAGACGCTCGGCAACGTCGCCGCGATCAGCAACCAAGGCAACATGACGCTCCGCTCTCACTTTGAGCAGGGCAACAACATCGCGCGACCAAACGTCAACTGGAGCGCGGGCAGCACCTCAACCGGCATGGTCATTTTCTACCTGCCGGGAACCACGTCGAACTACGGCATGGTTCACATGGTGTTCGACATCTACGAGTACAACAGCAACGCAGTTTCGACCGTCATCGTTGGCGGTCACAACTGGAGCACTAGCTGGTACAACGTCAGCGCAAACGTCATCGGGCAGTGCGGCAAAGAAGTCCGTCTTGGGTTCAAGGACAACAGATTTTGCGTTGTGTTCGGAACTTCTGGATCAACGTGGGAATACGGAACTATTGTTCTACGTAAGATCCATAACGGGTCGTTCTACGACAACACCATGGACATGGTCGGCAACTGGTCTGCGACGCAGACTACGACCGAATCCTTTACCAACATAACCGGCGACCTCCGCGCACTCCGCACGCCCTCCAGCTTCAATGCAGGCGGAGCAATCACGCAGGCGGGTAATCAAGTTCTGCATGCGGGCAATTACACCAGCTACTCGCCCACACTGACCGGCAGCGGCGCAAGCGGTACATGGTCGATCAATATCACCGGAAGTGCCGGAACGCTTCAGGGGTACCAGTGGGCTTCGTCAGGAAAGGATATTCGCGGCACCGACATTTACGCCGACAGCTGGCTTCGTAACTACAACTCCGGCACCGGGTTGTACAACCAAGCGACTTCTAACCATTGGTACTCAGACGGTCAATACTGGAACGTAGGCTACGCTGGCACGACTGGCATCCGGCTTCGCAATGGGCATGCAGGGACTCCGCTTGGATATCTTTATGCGGAGACTGACGGAAACTTTGGACTTCTCAACAATGCAGGCGCATGGGCTGTTCGCGTTTATCCGAGCAGCAGCGGTGGCGGTATCCTTTACGGAGCGTGGTATGGTAATAGCGGACTTTTGCTCTCGTCCGCAAACTACACGAGCTACGCTCCGTCGCTCACCGGCAGCGGCGCGTCGGGTACGTGGAGCATCAATGTCACTGGCAGCGCGGGGTCAGCCCCGGCGAACGGGGGTACTGCAACCGCACTTAATAGCAGTAACTACATATCTCGCACAGGATCGTCTGGAAACCTCAATACAGATTTCAGCAATACACCTGCTGGAACGATGCGGTATCAGGGCGACGACGCAAACATAACGAACAGCCCCGGCGGCACATGGTGGATATACGAACACAAGCGTCACTCGAACAGCTCTAACGTCTGGGGAACACAGATCGCGTGGGGTTGGGAAGACAACGCGAACAGACTCGCTCAACGCAATGTTAGCGGCGGCAACTGGGGTGGTTGGGTCTACTACCTAAATAGCGCGAATTACAGCAGCTACGCGCCGTCGCTCACCGGCAGCGGTGCAAGTGGCACATGGGGAATTAACATCAGCGGCTCTGCCGCACAGCTAAACGGCTATGCGTCTGCTGAAAACGGCGGAAGCGTAGTACTGCGCACCGCTTCCAACGGCTACCTGTACCTATATAACTGGATCAACACTGGCAGCGGCGGCATTTACTCAAGCGTCAATGGCGCACACTGGTATCCAAATAATGGCTCCTACGGAGCGTGGAAGGCTGACGGCTCGCGGAACGGCTGGGGAGGTATAGAGTTTCCCGGCAGCTCAACAAGCGTCAGTCTTATGAGCGAGCCGAATGGAGACACTGTTGGTTGGCATGCAAACAGCTATGGTTGGAAATTCCGAGTTGCAGGCGGAACCGCCTACGTAGGTAAGAACTATTGGGGCGGGAATGAAGCGACGGTTCTCGATAGCAGCAACTACACAAATTACTCGCCGTCTATCGGCTCTACAAACACGCTTACAAATATCTGGTACTTCAGATCTAACCGCAACACGACTTCTGACAGTCCTCCGCTTCAGGCTTATTCCAACGATGGCGGCGGAGCGATCATGTCGTTCCACCGTGGCGGTCAGTACGCCGTCAACATGGGTCTCGACAGCGACAACGTGTTCCGCATTGGCGGATGGTCAGCCGGGACTAACCGTCTTCAGATGGACATGTCCGGCAACCTAACAATGGCTGGCAACGTCACGGCGTACTCGGACGAGCGTCTGAAGAAAGACTGGTCGCCAATATACGACGGCTTCGTTGACCGCCTAGCGTCAATCCTTGCCGGTACATATACCCGCATCGACAGCGGCGAGCGTCAGGCTGGTGTGTCCGCACAAGCGATGCGCGAACTGCTGCCGGAGGTTGTCAGCGAGGACAACGAAGGAACGCTTGCGCTTGCTTACGGCAACGCCGCGATGGTTTCCGCTGTTGAGCTTGCGAAGGAATTGGTACAGCTCAAACGTGAGCTGGCCGAGTTAAAATCACGACTTCACTAGGAGATAGATATGGCTATCGTTTACACATACAAAGTTAATGCTGCCCGAGTGGTGGCTCAAGGCGACCTCGCTGATGTCGTCAAGGAAGTGGAAGTGACTGTAAGTGGCGCTGATGGCGCTGCTAAGTTTGATCTTCCGGTGACCGTCAAGCTTGCCGATGCTGACCCGGAGAGCTTCACAGACTTCTCTTCGCTTACCGAAGAACAGATCGTTGCTTGGGTTGAGAACGATCCGTCGCTCGATGGGACGAAGGCTCATATCGCCTTTGTGGTCGAAAAGGAAAAGGCAAAGCTCGCTTTAGAGCAGAAGCCGCTTCCGTGGGCGCCGCCACCGGCGGAACCTGCTCCTGTTGCGCCGCCGACCGCTGAGTAATCTATGACGCTGCCTACCGGCACAATATCGATGTCAGATGTGAACGTGGAGCTGGGCTATTCCAGCTCTGCGCTGATATCGCTTAATGACGCTGGAGTGAGGTCTTTGGCCGGTATTGGCTCTGGTGCTATCTCCCTTAATGACCTTAGAGGGAAGTCTTTAGCGTCTAACTATCTGTTTACCGCTGGATTTACCACTTCTCATATAGAAGCATATAACTGGTCTTCTGGTGGATTTGGAAGTAAGTATGCCGCGCCAACTGGAACCGCAGGCGGATACTCTGCGGCCACAGCAACGGCGTATGGGGTTGTTAAAAAAGGCGGATACGTATTTGCGGCACTCCTATCTGACCCAAGAATTTGGGCCAGAGAGTTCTCATCTAGTGGATGGGGAACACTTTCCTATAGGCCGCAATTTGCACTAGGTGGGTCTTCCAACGGCATAGCCGCCAACGCTTCAGGAAGCCTTGTTGGAACTGCTAATGGCTCAACCTCTCCATACTGTCAGGTTTATCCTTGGGTAGGGATCGGGAACGGGTTTATGGGCGGCGGATGGGGAACTCAATATTCATCCCCATCAACCGCGCCAACAGGAACCGGGGAATCTATATCTTGGTCTAGGGGTAACGGCGCAGTTGCAATAGGCCATGCAACATCGCCTAGAGTCAGCGTTTATCCATTTACCGAAGCTGGCGGATTTGGGACGAAATACTCAGACCCTTCAACACTGCCAGCAACAACGGCTCGCGGAGTTTCATTCTCGAATGGCGCTATTGTCCTCGCCTCAAGATCTTCAAGCTCGACCACTACCTCAGCTTTCCCTGAAGCATGGGCTTGGAGCGATGCATCTGGATTCGGAACTAGATACAGCAATCCATCAAATGGATATAAGCAGACGTTCCCGACAAGCGTTGCCGTTTCGCAGGATGGTACAAAAGTAACTGCTGGTACTTTCTATAACGACACGACAAGCTACTCTTTGCCCAATGTCCACATGTGGACTTGGAGCGATGGGTCTGGATGGGGAACTTACTATTCTGGCCCAAGCGGAACATTTGCCAGCGGAAGTGTAAACGGTACAGCAATCAACGCAACATCTGATGCGGCTGCTTATGCTGGTGCAGTAGCCACATCTGTCAGGGTTTGGCCAATTAGCAGCGGCGGATATGGGTCTAAATTTGCAGACCCGTCAACTCTGCCATCTAACACTAGATACGGCGTCGCATTTGGATAAGGAGGAAAAATGTTTTATTCAGTCAACAACGAAGATAAGTACAAGATTCTTGCGGATAACGCAGTCATGCGAGAAAAGGAAGTCATGGCTTATGACATCAACATCGCCAACTACACGGCGATGGTCGCTGGCCTTCCTGAAGGTGACTGGCCAGCCGAGCTTGTTCAGTACAAGACTGCAACCCTTGACCTCGTCCCTGACGAACTGGACGACATCGTATCCCAGTACCAGTATCGCGACCGTCTTCGCTATCTAATCAAGACAGAGAAGGCCGAGCGGTCGAAGTCCTTCCGTGTATACGAAGCATTGCTGGCTCAGTTGCCTGAAGACCAGCGTGATACCCTTATGGCTGAAGCAATCGCTCGGGCATCCGGGCAAGTTTGATCTACTAGGAGGTAGTTATGAATACGTTGAAGTTTGAAGTGTCGATGGAGGAAGCGAACCTGTTGATCGCGGCCCTTGCCAAGCAGCCTTTCGAGGCGGTGGCTGGCCTGATCCAGAAGCTGCAGGGGCAGGCCCAGTCGCAGATGTCGCAGGCTCCTTCCGTCGAAGAGGCTCCCAAGGCCTAAAATGTATGGGGGCAGAAATGCCCCCGTCTTTTTAGGAGGCCCACCTATTCTCATCTAGGAAGAAAACATGGCAGGTTTCGTGATTCGAGGGTTTCGCGGTATGCGTCCGATCCTCGACCCAAAGCTCCTTGATTCCTCTGAGGCACAAGAAGCCAAAGACGTTCGCCTTTTCTCCGGCAACATCGAGCCTGTCGAGAGCAACACCACCGTCACTCCGCTGAAGACTGTCTCCGGAACGGTGCAGACAATCTTCCGCGCTAGGGACAATGTCAATGAGGCGCTGAACTGGTTTGAGTTTACGGCGGACGTGGACATCGCACGATCGCCCATCACGCAGGACAGCTACGGCAGGACGTATTGGACTGGCGAGGACTACCCTCGCTACGCCCCTGAGTCTGTGGCGTTTTCCTCTGGCTCATCTGCCTACCCGCGCAACTCGTATCGCCTTGGCATCCCGAAGCCGATAGTTGTTCCGCTTGTGACTGGCGTTCCGGTGACTGAGGCCGACACTGTCGAGCGCACCTACGTCCTGACGTACATCAACACCGACGGAAGCAAGGAGTCCGCTCCCAGCGCTGAGGTGAAGGTCAAGGCGCTTTCTGCGAACGTCGATACCGGCGTCATTCTGGTTACCGGGTTCACCTACGAGAGCGGCACGTCCTACGTAGTGACCTGCTCTGCCTCGCACAACCTTGCCGTCAAGGACTACATCGGCGTCACCGGCTCGACTGAGGCCGGCTGGAACGACACTTGGGAAGTCTCCGCGGTCGTTGACTCCAAGGTGTTCAAGGTCAAGAACACGCAGGCATTCCCTGCTCAGCCACCGGCTGGCCCGTATGTCGTCAAGCGCCGATACCCGCCGAAAGTGAAGCTGTTTAGTCTGCCGACAGATAACAATGGTAACTTGGACATAACCAGCAAGCGCATCTACCGCAAGGTGAGCGGCACGTTCCGCCTCGTGGATACCGTCCCACTGAGCGATGCAGAGTACATCGACCTGCATACGGATGCGGATCTGGCCGCGGGTGCGCCTCTGGCTTCCGGCGTCGAGAACCGCCCGACCCGTCCGATCACACCGCCGGTTGCGGTCATCCCGTTTACTGACACTACGGTGACTCCGGGTGCAACTACGGTGGCCAACGTCTACGCGACCGCTTTCGTGACCGCCGCCAACGTCGAGGGCACCCTCAGCAAGTCGTCTGGCGTGGTCAAGGTCATAGACGGCGTGACATCTGTCAATATCACCCACAACGAGGTGGTAGCCAGCGATGTCACCAAGAAGCGCATCTACCGCCAGACCGTCACCTACAGCGGGACGGGCACCTACACAGTGACGGACTCCGCCTATCGGCTGGTTGTCGAAGTGCCGGTGTCCCAATCCTCGTACACGGACACGGCCTCAAGCTCCGGCATCTCAGGCAACGCTGCCCCTGCCGTCCAGAATGGCATCGACGAGCCGCCGGGTGGAGCCGTGGCGGCGTTTGGCGCGGTGGGGGCACTTCCGGCCAAGGTCACCGCTGAGAGCCGCGTATACGTCTACACGTACGTCTCTGAGTACGGTGAGGAGGGGCCGCCTTCCGCTCCGTCCACCCTGATCGACGTCAACCCCAATGAGGGGGTTCTAGTCGTGACCGGGGGTGCGCCGACCGGAAGCTACAACATCACCAAGAAGTACATCTACCGCACGTCTAGTGGCTCAAGCGCAACAGATTACCAGTTTGTTGCTGAGGTTGCCGTCGGTACCACCAGCTACACGGACTACAAGAAGCAGACTGAGCTGGGCGAGATCATGCCGTCGCTCGACTGGGAGACGCCCCCGACCAACCTGAAGGGCTTGAAGGTCATGGCCAATGGCATCTTCACGGCCTTCTCCGGGAAGGACTTGTGCTTCTCAGAGCCGTACATGCCGCATGCGTGGTCGAGCAAGAACTTCCTGCCTGTAGACGCCACGATCATCGGCCTTGGGACGTTCGGCCAGTCGGTCGCTGTACTGACTGACTCCTTCCCGTACATCGCTACAGGCATCGACCCGTCTGCCATGACGCTCGTAAAGACGTCCTTTCAGCAGGCGTGCGTCTCGAAGCGGTCTATCGTGGATGCTGGAGACTCAGTCATCTATGCATCGCCGGACGGCCTTGCTCAGATCGGCCTGAACGGCGTCAGCCTGCTCACCGCAAAGATGCTGTCGCAGAAGCAGTGGCAGGAATACAACCCTTCGTCCATCCATGCATATATTCACGAGGGGCGTTACTACGCCTTCTACACGAAGACGGACAACTCCAAGGGGCTGCTCGTCTTCAACTTAGTGGGCAACGATGCGCCGTTCACGATCGGCACGCAGACGACCACAGCTGGCCATGTTGTAGCTACGTCGGACTCTTTGCACATCGTCGAGTCGAACAACATCGTCAAGATGGACAAGTCCTCGACCAAGCGCAATTACCTTTGGAAGTCGAAGGTTTTCGAGTCTGCTCAGGAGACCAACTTCGGCGTGGCTCAGGTTTTCTGCTCTACGTACACGAACAACTGTACGCTTAAAATATACGCCGATGGCGTACTCAAGCTGACAAAGGTGGTAGCGAGTGCAGACCCGTTCCGCCTCCCAGCTGGGTACTTGGCACGCAACTGGTACGTGACTGTTGAGGGACAAGATCCTGTGCAGATGATCGCTGTGGCCCAGTCTACCGCTGAGTTGAAAGGCGCATGAGCGCAGAGACGAAAGTTCCGTCAATCCCTGACGTCGGCACTGGCTCCGTTGAGTACATTCTCAATTCGGTCAAGATGCTTCTCGACGTCAGAGAGGGCGTCTCTGGCAACAAGCTTGACGCCAATGTCACCTATCGCGATCTCGTCAACCTTGGGATGGCGAAGGACGCTACTGGAGCTTACTCCGCGTCATCTGCTGCGAAGCTTAGCCTGCCGATATTCCCGCCGAACGCAGACCCTGACGGATACGTTCCCTCTGAAGACCTGACTCCGCCGCCGGCTCCTGAGAATGTTGAGGCGTTTGGCTCGATCGGAATCATCTTCATTACTTGGGATCAGCCGTTCTACAAGAATCACCAGTACGCCGAAGTGTGGCGTGCTGAGAGCGATGACATTGGCGCAGCCACTCTGCTTGGAACCAGCGCGGCGCAGGGCTACATGGACAGCCCAAGGGCGAAAGAATTCACCTACTACTACTGGGTTCGGTTCGTATCCAAAGCTGACGTCAATGGCCCGTACAGCCAAGAGTCTGCATCCGCTCAGGCGTCTACTGACCCTGCTGAGCTGATCAAGATCCTTGAGGAAGAGATCCTCAACCTCGATCTGGTCAAGGATCTTTCAAGCAGGATTCAGCTGATCGACGGGCCTACTGAGCTGGTCAACTCAGTGAACTACCGCATGAAGCAGGAGTTCACCGCTCGTGTTGCGGCAATCAATGCGGAGGCTGCGACTCGTGCGCAGGCCTTGCTTGATGAGGCCGCGGCTCGTGGCACCGCTATCACTAATGAGCAGATTGCCAGACAGAACGCTGACGGCGCATTGGCTCAGGACATCACGACTTTAACGGCTACCGTTAATGGCAACAACTCGACGCTGACTGCAGCCATTCAGGCTGAGGCTACAGCGCGAGCCAACGCAGACTCTGCTGAGGCTACTGAGCGAAACACGCTCGCCACTCAGATGCGCGGTGGCTATACCGGAAGTGATCTAGGTCAGCTCACCACGGGACTGATCTTCCAAGAGCGGCAGGCCAGATCCTCTCAGGACTCCGCCCTTGCTCAGCAGATCTCGCTGCTGACTGCCGGCGTGTCTGGCGGCTTTGATCCGTACGACACATTCCACTTCGACAGCTCTGTTGATGGATGGTCTGGGTCTAACTGCACGCTGTCTGTTGGTAACGGATACGTTACCCTAACTCCGACAGGCGCTGATCCTTCAATCAGCCTGTCTGCAGACTTCAACCCCGGCTTCAGTGGTGCTTCGTACCGCATCGTGAAAGTGCGTTTCAAGCGAGTTGCAGGCACTGGCTGGGTCGGCAAGCTGCGATGGAAGACGTCAGGCCACGGATTCTCTGCGTCATACGAGAAGACGATTGCAGATCCGGGTATCGGTGTAGGCGCGACAACGATCGTCGACTTCGATGTTGACGGCATTGCTGACTGGACTGGCGGCACGATCCTCAACATCCAGCTTCTTCTTGGAACCAGTTCAGACACGTTCGACATCGACTGGATCTCGATTGGTCGCAATGCGCCTGCTGCGTCACAAGCAGCCATCCTTGAAGAGGCCGTTGCAAGAGCCGCTGCTGACTCTGCTGAAGCCACAGCAAGGCAGCTGCTTTCGACGTCAGTCATCGGGGTCACAGACCCTACTGGCGTCACGCTTTCAACGGTTGGCGGACTGATCGGCAGTGAGCGCACTGCTCGCACTAACGCAGATAGCAGCGAAGTCACGGCGCGAGAGCTTCTTTCAACGACGCTCACTGGGCAGTCAACAGCTTCTGGGCTGAATCTCAGCAACATCTCAGGAATCATTGGCGAAGAGAGAACGGCTCGCGTCAATGCTGACAGCTCTCAAGCGACGGTAACAACCGGCCTGCAGTCTCAGGTCAACCTGAAAACGAAGGTTTATCAGCAAACAACTCAGCCGACGTCCCCTCCGTCTCCGCTGGTATCATTCACTGTCGGCGACCTATGGATTGATACAAGCATTCCATCAGGCGAAGCAGTCAGTGCAAACAAGATGTACCGCTGGACTGGCAGCGCTTGGGTTGAAACAACTGACGCTCGAATTGGAACGCTGACCTCAAACGTCAGCTCTCTTCAGCAGACCTACAGCAGCCTAGACACTGCTGTAAACGGGCCGACTGGTCTTGCCACAAGGATGAGCGCGGTCGAGACCGTCGCCGCCAGCAAGAACAAAACCTTCCGTCAAACAACAGCGCCAACAGGTGCGCTTGTAACTGGCGATATTTGGTTCAACACGGCCAGTAACAACGCTGCCTACAGATGGGACGGATCAGCTTGGGTTCTCACTGAGGACGCAAGAATTCCTCAGACTGCTGCAGCCGTGGTCAACGTCGAGCAGACGAAGATCGGCTACGCAACGCTCTCGAATGGCGAGGTGTTCGACAACAACGGCGCTATCCGCAACTCGACTGACGTCGCCGCATGGAACGCCGCCAACCCCAGCAATCCTGCCACATGGAACGTAGGCATCCCGTTTGCCTCTGCCGTAAAGCAGGTGCGCATCTCTGACGGCCTGTCGTCTGTTGCTCTTGAGCAGCGGTTCACTGCGCAGCGCGGCACGAACAACACGCTGCTTGGGCAGTACTCAGTCAAGATCGACAACAACGGGCACGTATCTGGCTTTGGCCTGTCAAGCACGGAAGTCAACGGCACACCGACATCCGCGTTCATTATCCGCGCAGACAAGTTCGCGATCGTTGATCCGGCAAGTGGTGCCAACAACCTAACGAACTCGCCGTCTGCTGACACAGTTCCGTTTGCTGTTGATGGTGGGGCTGTCTACATCAAGACCGCGTTCATCAAGGACGCGACTATATCGTCCGCTAAGATTGCCTCGCTCGTTGCCAACAAGATTACTGCCGGATACATCAACGCAGTTGTTGGTATCAATGGTGCTAAGACTTACGGCACTGAGTTGTATGCTGGCGGAAGCACCAGCGTGCAGACTGATGGTTTAGGCAATGTCATAGGGTTTACTGCGCAGAATCCGACGCTATCTATTGTCAATGGCATAGCAACGTTTGTTGCGTCGTCATTCCGCATTGCGAACTCCGCATCCGGAACGCCGACAAACTCGTTCCCGTTTATTGTTGAAGGCGGGGTTACATACCTAAATACAGCCATCATAAAAAACGGCACGATTACGACTGCGCAAATTGAAAACGCGACAATCAGTAACGCGCAAATTACTAGCCTTTCCGCAGACAAGATCACTAGCGGAACAATCTCTACGTCTCGTCTTGCGATTGACACGAACACACTGACTTCTAGCGGCGGACTGCTGGCCATCAGCGGCGGCGCTATCACGAACCAGCTTATTGCCACCAACGCCAACATCGATGGCGCGAAGATTGCGAACCTTTCAGTCAACACCCTGAAGATTGCAGGCAATGCAATCACGCAGCCACAGGTATACACGGCTGCAGACGTTTACGTGCCTAATGCATCTGCAATTCAGATGACGAGCAGCGGCGTTTCTGAGAACTACAACTACGTCGGAACAAATAACGGCGACTACATTTTCATTCAGTACTACGATTTCTATACTGGCAATCTCATCGAGTACTACGAGTTCGTCGGCACAGGCAATGGCGACTACACGAGAACAGTTGTCTACGGGCCGCCGACTTTCCTGAACGACATTCTGGTTATTGAGACTCCTGTCGTTACGGTTGGCGTGGACGCTACTGCCGCTGTGCAGATCGTGTACTACGCAACGCACGACGGCTCTATCTACACCTACAACGATTCCGGCCAACATCTTTTCATGCTTCTCGATACCGGATCTGGGTATCGCCTTGTGGCGCAGCAGCAAGTAGGACTTCGCACTGACAGCAGTGCAGACACTATGGCATCGCTCCCGATTGCCATGACGTTCACGGCAAAAGACATTACGACAGCTAGGGTGAAGATCCTAACTGGCAGCCGCCGTGTTGACCTACCAATGGGAAATGGCAGCAACCCATGCTGGCTGCGCAATAGCACTATCTCGCTGCTAGGTGCAAAAAGATGAGCTTCATGGCGGTCTTTGATGAAAATGGACGCTGCAAATACGTTCTTGATGGGAACACTGATTCCGCGGACGTCGGCAACGAGCCTGCCGTGGTTTACATGGAAGAGGCCGTAGACCCGAACACAGTCTGGTACGACCACTCATCCGGGAAGATGCTTCCTCGTACGCCTTTCAGGGTTTCCATCACGAACAACAAGATCGAGAGGGTTCCTTCTGGGACTGTGATCTACATCGGATCTGACTCTGCGGTAGTCAACGAAGGCTCGATCGAGTTTGAGGTTGATTACGCACAGACAGTTGTAGCGACTATGATGCATGTCAGGCATTTGAACAAAGTCGTGGAGGTTCGCTGTGAAGTTCAAGGTTAAGCAGGACTACTCAGAACTTCGCAGGGCGGAGTACCCGCCTGTCGGTGAACAACTTGACGCCCTCTGGAAAGGAGGAGTAGCCCTTGAGGAGATGGCTCGCAAGGTTGCCGCAGTGAAGGAGAAGTTCCCTAAGCCTTCCCCGTCAGGTGATCATCAGTGAGCGATCTTGCTGGCATCCTCCACCGCAATGTCGGCAACGTGCTTACCGAAGAGCTGGTGCTTGGAATCCTGTTATCGGTATCCGGTAATCAAAACGAGTACATCAATATCACGGACATCCCCCCTGAAGATTATGGGGATGCAGTTATCAACGTCGAGTTCCTGAAGGACTGCTTGGATGAGATCAAGCCAGTTCACGCCCAGCACTGGGCAGAAACGGAATCCTATCGACACGGAATCGCTCTCAATCCTAACTACGAGTACATGTGCAACGCTGAGGCGCAGGGCCGCTTCATGCTGTTCACTGTGCGAGTTGCTGGCCGGTTGATTGGCAACTGCATGATGTACTTGTCGAAGAGTACTCACACCCAGAAGTGGGTTGCTGAGGAAGACACCATTTTCATTCTGCCCGAATACCGCAAAGGTCGGCTCGGGATTCGCCTCATCCGCTACGTTGAAGATGTTCTCTTGAACATGGGGGTGACGGAGATACGTGTGACAGTCAAGGAAGTCAACGAAGTTGGCAGGCTGTTGCAACACCTTGGCTATGACCACACTGGCAATCAATTAACTAAGATCCTTCAGGAGTAACACATGTGCAGTGACGCGCCCCCGCCGCCGGACTTCACGCCGCTTGCAAACGCGATGCGTGATGTCGGTGACAAAATGGCAGCACTTGGCCAGCAGCAGCTTGCCTTCGGTCAGCAGCGGTATCAGGAAACGATGCCGCTATACCAGCAGCTCGTATCCTCCAACCTGCAGGGACAGCAGCTTGCGATGGACATGGCGAAGGATGCCGCTAAGGAGCGCCTGAAGTACCGCGCCCTTGAGGACAGCCTCGTTGAGGAAGCGCAGCGTGCTTCTGCAATGGATCGCGGCGACATCTTTGCAGGCCGCGCTGCTGCCGATGTCGAGCAATCGCTCGCTCAGCAGAGAAGCGCCGCAGTGCGGAATCTGACGCGCATGGGTGTGAACCCGAATGCCGCTCGATTCGCCGCACTGAACGACGAGTTCGCGATTCGCGGAGCCGCTGCAACTGCTGGTGCCAAGACCGCCGGTCGCATGGCTGGCGAAGAGTACTCCACCCGCCTGCGGTACAACGCAGCAGCGATGGGGCGCGGCCTTCCTGCTCAGCAGCTGTCGGCGATCGGCACTGGCATACAGGCCGGCGGCGCGACCGGTGCGCTTGTGCAGCAGCAGAATGCTCCGATGTATGCTGGCTTCCAAGGTGCGATGGGCGGACTGCAGGGTCAGATGGGCGGCATCCAAGGTGCCGGCAACCTTCTGAATCAGGGCTACCAGAACCAGCTCGCCTACAGTCAGCAAAACTCTGGATTGGCCGGCGCACTTGGTCAGCTTGGCGGTATGGCTATGGGTTACTTCATGCCCGGAGCTGCCGACGGCGGTCAGGTAGACGATGTGATCAGTGACGCCAGTAAGAACGAGTACGGCTCAGGCGGAAAGATCTCTGGCCCCGGCACTGGAACGTCGGACAGCGTTCAGGCTCTGAATACTTCTGACGGCACGCCAATCAAGCTGAGCAATGGCGAGTACATCATCCCCGCCGATGTCGTACGAGAGAAGGGCAAAGAGTTCTTCGACAACATGGTTCAGAAGTACCACACACCCGTACGCAAAGGGCGTCGGCGCAAAGCTCTGAGGAAGGGTTAATCATGGCAAGCTTCGCAGAAGGTCTCGTCAAGGGTCTCCAGCAGCAGCAGGAGCTTAACCTCCGCCGATCTGAGCAGAAAAGACAGCAGGCTATCAGCATGTCGCAGCTTGCCTCTGCAGAGGAAGAGCGTCAGTACAGGCGCGAGCAGCGTGATAAGCAGGAAAAGGCAGTTGGAGAAATCCGGCAGCTGATGGATGGCGTTTTCGGTTACGACGAAACTGTCCCTGCTCAGGCCGTTCCGGGTCAGGCTCCGGGTCAAGCCGCTCCTGCGCAGACTGTCAGAAAGCAGTACGACATTTATGACAGCTCCCCCGAAGGCCGCGAGCGTCAGCTGCGGTATCACTCTGGGTACACCCGCATTCTCATGAACAACGGCCTGATGTCGCCTGCCGACATGAAGGCGTCTGCGGAATACGCCGGGTATCTGGATAAGTCTGGTGTCTCTGATGCGGCTCTTAACCTGTTCCTGACTGACGGTCGAGATGCAAAGTCTCTTGGCTTCCTTGCCAAGAAGCTCAACCTTGATCCCAACAGCGTCAAGATCACCGGCTCACTCGTGGACAACTCCGCGAAGATCGAGGCAGTTGGCGCTAACGGGCAGGCTTTCTCTCGTCCGCTTGGGGACATCTTCTCCGCGCTTGGCATCAATGCGTTTGAGAACATTCAGAAGGCCAAGCGTGAAGAGAAGGTCACTACTGCAACGCTTGAAAATCTTGAGGCAAAAACCGGTCTTGTTCGCGGCCAGACAAGACTTGCCGGCTCACGCGCTGCTGCGCTTGATGCTGGATCGCAAGAGGTGAAGCTGAAGGATCTTCCTAAGCTTTACTCCACCATGAAGGGGCCGACTGATACAAACGCTCCTGTTATGCCGCAAGGTCAAGAGATCCTCCGCAATGCTGTTGACGGCGCTAGAGACGCTGGAGCTAACGGCAAGCAGGCGACTGACTTTGCCATCTCACTTGTATCCTCTCTTCGCACAGATCCTGCGTTTGTTCAGGCCATGCGAAATGCTGCTAAAGATCAGGGTGTAAACATTCGACAGCCGAATCTTTACAATCTGTTCGAGCAGCAGTTCTTGGCAGAAAAGGTTCGCGAATTTGTGAACTCAGACGCAGGCCAAGCTCAGCTGCGATCGCAGTTTGGTCGAGGCGCTGCAGAAAGATCGTCTGCAATGGATACGACTCAAGACGCTTCAGCTGAATAATCCGGAGGCTTAGATGGCCATTGATACTTCATTCCTGTTTAAGCAGCCCGGATCGACTCAGCCTGAGAAGCGAGCCGCTGCGATACAGGATGCTGCCGCACAGCAGGATGAGCAGCTGATCACAGGCACTCAGCCGTCGTCTATCGACACTAGCTTCCTGTTCAAGGCTCCCACTCGCGCTGCTATTCCTGCTGGGCCTACTCCTGAAGAAGTTGCCGCTGAGCAGCCGACGACAACCAATCCTTTTGATTACATTGCCACTAGATTCCCGACTATTGCCGGTGAGGCTGTTGAAGCGACAAAGAGAGCCGGCGTAGCTGCTCCTATTTCTAGTTTCAATCCGGCAATCTCAGGCATTGGCATTGCGATCAAGTCGGTTGCGCCAACTCTTCAGAAGTGGGCCGATGGGCTTCGAGATTGGGGCGATGACGTTGGGTATTCACCAAGCACTCAGATGAAGGATATCGGCGATAACATCCTGAATATCATTCCTTTCATTGGCGAGCGAGTCATAACCTCAATTCCTGACATGGCTGTCGCCGCCCTTGCTCCTCCAGTCTATGCCGCTGCCAGAACAAACGAAGTTTTGAATGAGCGCCTCAAGAACGACCAGAAAACTCTTGGGGAGGCTACGGTTTCTGACGTTGCTACTGCCGCTGGCGTTGCTGCTATCGAGACCATGTTCGAGCGCTTTGCTACCGGTCGCATTTTCAAGAAGCTTCCTGAAGGCGAAGGTCTTTCTATCGCTCGCACCCTTCAAGAGACTGGCGTTCAGGCTGGAACTGAGGGCGTAGAAGAAGCCGCCGCATATCTTGGTGGCACAGCCGGAACCAAGGCTGGCGTAAACGTCAACGACCTAGCCGCGAATGTTCTTGAGGGAATGATCGTCGGAGGAGGACTTGGCGCAACCACTCAGGCTGTTCGAGAAGTTGCTACCGCTCTTAGGAAGGAGCCGCCAGTCGCGCCTCCGGCTGCTCCGCCTCCTGTTGCTCCGGCTCCTACGACTGCCGAAGCGCAGCAACCCCCAGTGGCGCCTGTTGGAGAACCCGCAGCCACAGCCGAAACAACTACTGTTTCACAGCCTAGCACAACTGTTGTTTCTGACGCGCAAGCTGCAGCCCCGGCTGTTGAGCCTGTTGGAACAGCTGTTGCCCCTGCCGTTACGGATCAAGGAGTTACGGCTCCGGCCCCCGCTGTTGCCGCTGCGCCAGTAACAGCTGCGCCCGCAGAGACAGAGGGCGCGGGCATTATCTCGACCGCAGACCTCAAGCAGCAGCTGGCCGAAGTCGATGCCGAAGCTGCCGCCCGTGCCGCAGAGCAGGCTCTTGCTGCACCCGAATTGCCTGAAGGGCTGACTGCAGAAACTTCCGTCACCGAAACTTTTGGGCCGGAGGACACCCGCTTTGCCGCTTTCGAGTCGGCCACCGACAAGGAGCTGTATGTCCTTGGCAAGCTGAACCGTCGTCCTGCAAAGACGCCTGAGCTTACGGAGACGGCGCGTCAGCTGACTTCCAAGGTAGCCCAGTCCTTGGGTATCCCCCCGGAAGAAGTCGCCCAGAGAGCGGAGGCGACCCGTGTGGCGACACAGAACGGGCTGTCCGGCGTCCAAGCTGGGGCGGTGTATCGAGTCCCGACAGGGATCACTACGCCTCCCGTCAGCCCCCTAATGCAGCTTGCGAGCGACCAGATCGGGGAAAAGTTTAGCCTCCCAGAAGGGGAGAAGGTTGTCATCCCCGAAGCGCCGGTTGACCCGGTGCGCACTAAGATCGCCTCCGTCATCAAGGATGCGTTCGGGGTGGACGTGGTGTGGGCCAGCCTGCCGAAGGGCGGCAAGGTCAAGACCAACAAGGGCCGCGAGCTGGTTGCCATCAACGGCGCACGCATTGCCGGAACGAATGCCATCCTGCTCGACGCCAATAACTACAGCTTCCTGAACACGCTTGGGCACGAGCTGACCCACGTTCTGGAGACTCAGTACCCGCAGCTTTATCAGCAGCTGATAACTCTCGCCAAGACCAAGGTCAGCAAGAAGTTCCAGAACCAGCTGCGCAAGGAAGTCGCCAACGAGGCGGAGTTCAACTCTGAGCTTGTCGCTGAGATGGTCGGCGAGCAATCGACTGATCCGAAGTTCTGGCAGGAAGTGTTCGACGCAGCTGGCGATCAGACTTCCGCTCAGGGATTCCTCGATGCGCTGAACAAGATCATCGACCGTATCCTGAGTGCGCTTCAGGGCTACCAGCCGATGGTCGTCCAGAGCCGCAAGGATGCACTGGCCGTGCGTCAGGCTGCTCAGCAAGCGTTCCAGCAGTGGATCACGGCACGACAACAGGCTGCTCAGCAGGTCGCCGCAGACCAGCAAGCCGCAGTGCAGGCTGCCGCAGCCGTTACTCGCCCAGCGCCAGCGGTCAATCCGTTCTTGGTCGGCACATCACTAGACCCAAATGCACCCAAACCGGCGGAGCTTGGCCCACCGAAGGTTCCACCTTCACGGCAGGCTCAGGTCAACATTGGCCAGAAGGGCCGCCGCTTTGTCACCTTTGCCGCTGACCTCGACAAGGATCTGTTCGAGCTTGGCGCTAAGCTGAAGAAGGCCGCAAAAACGCTGAGCAAGTCTGACCGTGAATCAGCCGACGCTCGTCTTGTTCGGTTCATGGCCGTCACTGGCCTGCCACGCGCAGAGATGATCGATGTCGCAAAGAACTATCGAGATGCTGTCGTCAAGGCAGCGGGTGCTGTTCGGGAGGACGGCACCTATGAAGCACCAGCAACCAACATAGGAGAGCGTCGTGCCGTTGAAGAAAGGAAAGTCGAAGAGCGTCGTGAGCCGCAACGTGAGCGAGCTGATGAACAAGTACGAGAAGTCCGGCAAGATCGGGAGCAGCCGCCCGTCGAGCAAGCCGAAGGCGCAGAAGCAGGCGGTCGCGATCGCGCTGCAGAAGGCAGGCCGCAGCCGGAAGAAGTAGCCGCTGAGGAAGAAGTCGTAAGGGAGCTGCCGCAGTTCTCGCGTAAGCGAGATGTAGTTGCATCTGAGGCTGGAGAAGGCGTATCTGAAGGGAACGTCTCTGGCTTTGAGCCAGCCCTTCGAGTCAAGGTCTCAGGGGTAACGCTTCCTGAGAAGCCGATTGTTCTTGTTTCCACTACAAACAAGAACGCCGCCCGTCAGATTTCAGAGCTTGACCGCGTTCTCGACATGTTCCCGAATGCCGGCTTTGACACCAACGAATGGGCCGGGATGATGGCTTATGCCACCAAGTCGGAAGAAGTCCCGGCCCCTCCGTATCGATTCATCAAGGAAGTAACTGGCGACGGTTCTGCTAAGAATCTGCGCAGACTGACTCAGGGTCAGATTGATGATGCGAGTCACGGCTTCGACAATGCTAGAGAATTTAGACGGGCTTACGTCAACAAGGAGCTTGACGAAGTCACGACAGGAAAGCTGTTCCTGTGGTCATTCCTTTCTCGTGGAATATCGCCGTACACGCAGGAAGCGATGTTTATTGATTCCTTTGCTGGAATTGATAAGTACATCCGCTTGGCTGCAGAAGGCAAGTTCACAGAAAGCACTGTCGCCGAATACCTTGAGTGGGCAAAGACTATTGCTCCTGCTGGGTCTGGTCAGGCTGGCGCTGGAGCAAAGAGCAATCTCAACTCCTTTGGCCAAGACTTCTTGCTGAAGATGGGCCGAAGAGGCGAGGACGGTAAGAGTCATCTCCGCCGGCTGCATGAGATGCTTGAAGACCCGGACATGACCGGGCGAAAGATCCGCAGAGAGTTTGCAACTTTTGGTGAAGGCGTTGGGATAGACAACAAGGTTGTCTCTTTCACGCTTCTTGTCGTTGGCTTTAACGACGTCATGGTTCTTGACCGCGTGCAGATCAGGCAGCTTTGGGATGACGGTCGATTCAAAGACCGCAACCTGTATGACGGGCGAAAGGTTGATGGCAAGGTAGTCACCGGATCGGCACTTTCCTCTATCGGAGAAGGCGTTCGCGGCATCCTTGTGTACGAGGCGATTGAACGCGCACTCGATGCTCAGGTGAAAAAGATTTACACCTCCATTGGCCGACCGCAGGATGCATCGATTGGTCGATACCACTGGGAAACTTGGGTTGCTGACAGCCAGCAGGAGGCCAGTCACGGAACGCTAGAGGCTATCCTGAAGGACGCAAAGGGCGACGACTATGCGATCGCCACAGTTACCGCCAAGCAGGGTGAGTATGGCGCGTATGAATACGGCGCTAGGTATGGCGTTGATATGGACAATAATCCATACTACACATACACCACTCCTGATGGAGGCCTGTATAAATTTGATGTCCCCGGATATCGACAGTTCCTTGGGGCGATCAAAAAGCAGGGAAAGAGTGGCGTAGTGCCGACTGGCTTCAGCGTTCAAAGCGCTGGCAACCAGCCTTGGTACAACAAACCAGAGGTTAATCGTGAAAAAATCAGAGAGCTTGCAGGACAATATGGAACCGAAGTCCGGCCCACGAGAGGCGGAGAAGCGGCTGTTCGCGGGGCTGATGAGGGTCAAGACGCTGCCGATGCTGGCAGACCAGACGCCATCCAATTCTCTCGAAGAGCTGAACGACGAGGAGCAGGCCGCGTTGAGGGAGGGCCAGCGCCGCTTGATGGCGCACCAGTCGCTGGCAACTTCAGAGGGCCGATCGCGTCTGTTACGCAAGCAGCAGAAAAGTACGCCAAAGCAAACGGCATAAACTATGTCCGGCAATCCCGGTACATAACCAAGGATCGGTTTGACACTGCGTTTGCTCAGCGCTTAGCTGAGGCATATCAGCAGATGGAGCATGCGCCAAGCGATCCCGCTGTCGCTGCTGCGTATGCTGAAGCTATGCGTCAGACCCGCGCTCAGTATGACGCCTTGGTCGCTGAGGGCATCGAGTTCTATTTCCTCGATCCTGCAAGCGAGTATGCACGCTCTCCATTTAACGCAATGCGAGAGCTGCGTGACTCTAGCCGCATGGGAGTCTTCTCGACTGTCCAAGGGTTCGGCTCAAACGCAACCGAAATCAATGTCGATGACAACCCAATGCTTGCCGACACAGGCCTCACTTGGAAAGACGCTGACGGCAACGATGTCCCTGTTCTTGCGAACGACTTGTTCCGCGCTGTCCATGATGCATTCGGGCACGGCCTTGAGGGCGCGGGATTCCGATATGACGGCGAAGAAAATGCTTGGCAGGCTCATGTCCGCTTGTACACTGGAACAGCTGTTGGCGCTGTTACCAGCGAAACAAGAGGGCAGAACAGCTGGGTAAACTTCGGGCCGTTCGGGGAAAAGAACCGCTCTGCAAGTCCTGAAGATACCGTATACGCTGATCAGAAAACCGGCTTGATGCCGGAGTGGACGTGGACAACTAACGTCATCGACGGCGAGACAAAGCCTGCTGAGGGAATCCAGTTCTCTCGTGTCCGAAGCGAGACCAATGCTGACGGCAAGCAGATTGCCAGCACGCCTGAGTTCATCCAGAACTTCTGGAATTGGTTCGGCGACAGCAAGCTCGTAGACCGGCGTGGCCGACCCAAGGTCATGTACCACGGCACGATTCCGCCTGTTGTCGGCGCTGAGGAGTTCATCGATCAGGGCATAAGCGTGTTCCGCCGCGGCACTGGTGGCGCGATCTTCGTGTCACCTGACGAGCGAGTTGCGAACACGTACGCTGGGCCGGGTGGATCTGTGTATCCATTGTATATACGCGCTGAGAATCCGTTCGACT